ATTGTGAGCGTGTCGTATCGATGGGACTACGTAGACCTCGAAATCGCCTCGCTTGCTCCATCTCAAGATGTTCAGTTGCTTAATCTTCAGACGATGCTCCAGGATTACACGTTAGGCCGTTAACGGACGGTGACCCATGGACATGCCACGACCCGAGCCACTCTCCCCCGCGCAGCAACGTGCAGCACGTGCACGCAAGAACCAGGTGATTCGCGAGGGACAGGCCAAGCATCTGCTTCCGGCGACGCCACCCACGCCACGCCCTGTACCCGCGCGCAAACGGTTTGATCTCGCGGATGTCAAGCGCATCCCGGTCGATGTGACGCCTGCCGCGCACGAGCGCATACACGCCAGTACGCAGCAGGGCCGGTTGTTTCCCCAGGCGCTCAGCGAGCACTTCGGCGCGGCGGGCAATGTGGCACGCATGCACGTAGACGTGCAGCCCAAGAGCCGCTACTTCCCCATTGGGACGGACGAGCGTGATCCCGTGACGGGTGGGGAGCCAGTGCTGCTCGTGATCACGGCCACACACGCCAATCATCCAGATGTGCCAGAGCATGTCTGGTATCTCAACGCAGCGGACCTGTGCGACCTGCACCCGCGGACCCATGAGCCGCTCTTCCAAGCCGTACCTGCGGCGCAGGAGCTCCACCGACTCTACCCGCACCGCGACGTGCCAGTGGCGCCTGTCTCGCGGAACGTCCCACGACGACGGAAGCAGAAAGGGGCATAACCGATGGGCCTTGGCGCTTCCTTGATGACGTTTACGCCATCGACTGTCCAACACCGTTAATTACCGGACTTGTGACTACCGTGCAGAATTGTATAATGTATAGTGTAAGGGCCGTCTAGGTTGGGATTAGCTACCTCAGCCGAAAAGGGGTTTCTCTAGGCCCCCTGGCGGTATCGCATCTAGAGACTCACGCTAGAGAGTGAGAACAGTGGACGAGTCTGCCTCTTTATCGCTGTGCGGTATCTATGCCGCCACGTGTATCCCCACCGGAAAACAGTACATCGGTCGCTCTATTGACATTGAACGGCGCTGGAACGATCATCTCGAGCTCCTTCGCGCTAACAAGCACCACAGCCCCCATTTCCAACATGAGTGGAACAAATACGGAGAGAAAGCCTTCCAGTGGGCTGTGCTGGAACAGTGTTCACCCGACCGGCTTACGGAGCGTGAGCAGCACTGGATAGACACGCTCGCGCCGCAACTCAATGTCGCGTTTCAGGTAAACAAGCCATTCGATTTCACGCCAGAGATGCGCCAGCGCATGGCTGAGGCGGCACGACGACGCCTTCAACGAGATGGGCATCCTCACTCGGGCAAGACCTTCAGCGCCGAGTACCGCCGCAAGCTCTCCATAGCCCATCTCGGGCAGGTGCCATCCAATAAGGGTGTGCCGCTCAGTGAGGCGACCCGCGAAAGACTTTCTGCGGCTATACGCCTTCACCATGGCACAGATGAGTACCGTGCTCGTGTACGCGCGTGGCAGACTGGCCGCAAGCAATCTGCTGAAACACGTCAGAAGCGTTCGGAAGCCCTCAAACACGCCTATGCTGAAGGCCGCAGGTCAGTTCGCGCGGACTTTGGCGGCTGGAATAAAGGCAAGACGTGGGGATCGGAAACACGAGAGAAGTTGCGCCAGATCGGCCTGGAGCGGGCCGCACGAGGCGAGATCAAGCCACCGCAGATGACGCCGGAAGGCTTGGAGCGCATGCGTCTTGCACACCTGGGGAAAGCGTACCATACCACGCCACACTCTGAGGAAACGAAGCGACGCATCGCAGAAAAGAAACGCGGCCACGTCCAGAGCGCAGAGACCCGCGCCAAGCGGAGCGAGTCGCTCAAACGGGCGTACGCTGAAGGGCGTCGCAAGCGGCGAAGTCAGTAACGGTTAATCAGATTGAACGGGTAGCGTATTGCACGCTACCCGTTCAAAGTGCTAGGGGGTAGCGAATGGCCGGTCTTGGCGCAACGCTAATCACGTTTCACACCCTCCACTGTTATACGCTCGTCTGATGTCAATGCGAATCTGGCCGCGCTCAATAACGCGACCGATCCGTCGTTCACGACGATCACCGTCTCCGGACTGGCGACCATCGGGCATCTGTCCAGTGACGCGGGCAAGTTCACGTCAGACGGCAACGGCAACGTCACCATTACGGGCAACCTGAGCGTTTCCGGCTCGGTGACGGGCGGCTCATCGGGTGGTTCGGTCTTCACGGGCACGGTGACGTTCAAGCCGTCCAGTGGCGATGCCTACACGGTGTACTCAACGAGTGGAACGCTGGGTCTGGCGCATGGCTACAATTCCAGCGGCACCGTGGGTGGCTACCTCTACGATGAGGTCAACGCGGGCTACGTCTATGAGGGCGCGACCAAGAATGGCATCACGTTCACTGGCACAGTCACGGCTGGCGGCTTCACAACGAGTGGCAGCATCTCCATTGGTTCCACGCTCTACGGTCCCGGCCAGACAAACTATATCCAGTTCGCAGCTAACCCGTGGGACATTGTCATCGCGCCGGGTGCGAACAACTGGACGTATTTCAACGCCGCCAAGAATGCCCATGTGGACAACACGGGCATCTTCAATGGCGCTGGCCTCTCGGTCTCCGGTACGGCGACCGCGAACGAGTTCAGTGGGCCGCTCAGTGGCGATGTGCTGGCGCAGGGCACGACCGCAGCCGGAGCACGCTCGACGTACAATGGCACGAATGTCTGGGTGCAAATTGGTGGCTGGTGGGCCACGATCTCGCCCACGGTCCAGTTTGGCTACTACGACAGCAGCAACACCTTTCACTCCGGTTTTCAGGTTGGGCCGGGCGGCGTGAACGTGAACGGGCTGGGCGTCAGCGGTCAGTTCGTGCAGTCCAACTCCTCCATCATGGGCTTCAAGAACAGTGGTGGTGGCAAGCTCGCGGAAATGAAGGGCGACGGCACGTTCATCATCGCGGGCGGCACGTACTATACCGCCACGAGCACCTATGCCTATAGCGCCAATGGGGCGTTCGACGCGTTCGACTACGCCGAAACCTACCCGCTGGACGCGGAGTACGAAACGGGCACGGTGGTTTGTCCCGGCCCGCATGAGGCCTTCACCCGCTGCATGCACGACAACTGCCACGCCGCCTCGGTCGTCTCGCTCGCGCCCGCCTTCTGCGCGGGTGGTGGCCGGTTCGACCGCTTCAGCGACGACGAACCCGAGGACACGGTCACAGATGAGCATGTCGCGCCACTCGCGCTGGTCGGGCGCGTGCGTATCCGGACACGTGATGTCATCCGCGCGGGCGATCTGGTCTGCTCGGACGGCAACGGTGGGGTGCGACGCGCCCGGCCCGGTGAAGAAGCCTTCACCCTGGGCTACGCGCTGCATGGAACGCATGAGGGACGCGTCGGGGTCTACCTGCGGCCGATGTGGTGTCGCGTGCCGCGTGTCGCCTAGTGGCCCAGCACGTGGACGATAGCCGCGGCGATGGCCGTGTGGCCCGCATCATTGGGATGCCAGCCATCATTGAGGCCCAGCCACGTGTGTTGCCCTACTGGTCCACGGTACGCGCCATTGGCGGCGATGGCCTCTAGCGAAACGTAGGTGCCGTGGGCCGCCTGACATGCGCTGGCGATGTGCTGGTCATAGCTCCCTGCCGTCTCATGCAGGTCATTCGTGTCACCCGGCACGTGCCAGATGCCAATGCAGACTAATCGTGTGCTGGGCGCGACGTGGCGGATCTCGCCCAGCAGCGCACGATAGGCCGTAGTAAAGGCTGCGAGCCCTTCTGGCGTGTGTGCTCCGACGAGCGAATAGCCACTGAAATCGTTGGTGCCCAGTTCTACAACCGTGATGCGCGCGGGTGGAATGGCCAGCCCGTGCTGGATTTCAGCCTGCACCTCATCGGCGCGAATGCCGTAGTGCTTGCTGAGATAGAGCGCTGGCAAGCCGAGGTCCGCTGTCACATGTGCGACATAATCATGGGTTTGGTCGGTGGCGTAATAACCACCGGTGAGCGAATCGCCAATAAACAGGAGAGCGCGAGGCAACGGGTGAGAGGTCGCGTTCTGCGCGCTGGCAGTTCCGCATCCGGCCAGCAGGGCCACGACAACAAGCAGAATGGACAAGCGAGTGTACCGATGCATGTATAGCAACCTTCCTTTCTAAGGTTGCTATACATCAGCTAGTGGAGGAACCGGTAATGGGTCGGAGCAAGCTATCGCGCGATGTCCCACGACGGCAGAGCGCCGTCAAGCCGGACAGCATTCAGATCAACCACGATCACGTGGACGAACTGCGCCAGCGCGCCATGCTGCTAGAAGACATCCGTCGAGAATATCTGGACTTTGCCAACAAGGCCCGGCGCGCGGAATTGCTGGCGCAGCATCTGGACGAAAGCCTGACCGCGTGGCTCGCCCGGCATTACCCTGTCCATCCGGAACGTGGTGAGAAGTGGCATCTGGATTTTGAACATCTCTTGCTGCGACGCACGGATACGCCGAACACGCCTGATAGCGTCCCTGACGCCCCGCCCGCGTCTGATGTCCTGGCATGAGGCCGCAAGTCAAGCGAGCAAGATATCATGTCCACCTCTGATAGCCGGTCTGGTAGCTCTCCACCGGATCGTGAAACCCACCACGAGGAGAGTTCCATGTCCGCGCAAACGGCAACCTATGCTGATGTCATCGCGGCGATCAACAAGCTGGAAGACAAGCTCACCAGCAAGATCGAGGCGGTGGAGAAGGCGTTTGACCAGCACCGTGACACGCTCCCCGATGTCTACATGCCCCGCCGGGAACTGGCCGTCGTGCTGGATGGCATCAAGGACCAGAACGCGAGCAGCGCGGTACGAGTGACACAGCTCGAAGCACATGTCACGGCGCTCCAGAAGGAGTGCGACAGCCTGCGTCTGGCGACCGTGCAGGACGTAGCGGCAACCCGCCTGGAAGCCAAGAATGACGTGACCGTCGCCGCCAAAGAAGCATCCAGCCTCACCAACAGCCTGCGTGAGCACTTCGATGCGCGCACGATTGCGCTCTACACGGTGCTGATCTTCTTTCTGTTGCAGATCATCCTCAACCTGCTCGGCGTGAGCGTGCATCTGGCCGTCAAGCCCTAAGCGCGCCCAGGCACGCCATAGCCTCATCCGTTCTTTCTTGTCATCACGACCCCGCGTGCCAACGCGGGCGAGGGAGGTATTCGCATGTCTGTCGCACAGGCCAAAGGCGCGGAGAAGGTGGCGGTCGTCCACCAGCATCTCTACACGCCCGGCGGCATTTATGACCACGCCGGATTCCATCTGCCGCTGGCGGTCTGGCAGCCACTCGTGCATCGGCTGCTCTCGCCCGCACTGGTCAAGCTCATCAAGCATCTCGGCCCCGACCATCCCGATGTGCATGAGGCGCTGCACGCGCGTCTACATGGTGTCTGGCGCATCGACCGGTACGATGCGCCGATTGAGTACTACGCCGCCAAGGCGCTGGGCGTGGCCGAAGCGGATGTCAAGGACTTCGCGGCACTTCCGGCGAAGATCCGCGCCGAGGCCGACGCGCTCTTGAAGCGCAATCACCGGCCGGAGAGCAGCGAGTTCGAGGAAGTCTTCGAAAACATCTTCCTCATCGCGGGGGTGCAGGCGCTCTGGAATCAGGCGGTTGGCTCCGGCACAACCAACTCCACGGGCGCGGCGGCAGGCGCGGACGCCTACTTCAACAACGCGCAGGCGATGATCGGGGTAGGTGACAGCACGACGGCTGCGGCCAACACGCAAGCAGACCTACAAGCGACAACCAACAAGACCTATGTCGGCATGGACGCGACCTACCCGTCCATCACCGGTGGCTCCTCCGAAAACATCGTCTTCCGGGCCACGTTTGGCTCGTCGGTGGCGAACTACAGTTGGAACGAGTTCGTGGTATCGAACAGGAATGGCAGCAACTCGACCACCAGCGGCGGCAGTTGTCTCGACCGCGTGGTAAGTAGCCAAGGGACCAAGGCAAGCGGAACCACCTGGCAGCCGTCGATGACACTCACGATCTCCTAGCTCGCTCGCAGGGCATTCCTCGCTAGCACCGGAGTCCCGCTATGGCGATTGCACAGGTTGGTACCGCGACGCATGGCAGCGGCAACGGCATCTCTACCATCAATGTTGCGGTGCCAACCGGAGTCGCAGCGGGCGACGTGTTAGTCGCCATCGTGACGGTAGAGGACTCTGCCAAGACGCCGCTCACAGTGCCGTCCGGCTGGACGCAGATTGGCTCCACGATTGGTACTGGCACGTCGGGGGCTTCTGGCAGCATTTACTCGGAGGCCTTCTACCACATTGCAGGCGCGAGTGAGCCGTCCTCCTATGCCTTCACGTGCCAGGGCACCGGCTGGATGCAATACATCTGCGCGGCTTTTAGTGGGACGGACGGGACCACCCCGATCGGCGCGTACAGCACCTACAACAGCAGTTCACCCAGCGCCTCCACTGCCGCGTGGACGCTGCCCGCCATCACGACCACGGTTGCCAATAGCTGGCTCCTGGCACTCTTCAGCAACTATAACGGCGCCGTCTACTCCATATCGCCTGGCACCTGGACGGAGGTGACATCGGGGCTGTCGGGATCTGGTCTGGACGGCTGGACGCTGCCCACCACGAACACGGGCAGCTACGGCGCGTATAGCGCCACGCCGTCTATCTCGGACTACGGGCAGGCGTTTCTGATTGTCCTTCAGCCACCTGCCAGCAGCACTACAGCTGTCTCCGTCTCCGATAGCGCGACAGGCACGGACGCTGTCACGCTCGCCACGGTCACGATCAGCCTGGCAGATAGCGCCGCTGGAGCCGACAGTAGCCTCGTCATCGGGCTCCCGCTCGCGGATAGCGGCAACGGGACCGAGCAGGTGGCGCTGGCACCGGTCAGCATCGCGCTCAGTGACAGCGCGGCAGGCAGCGACGCGCCCAGCGTCACTATCCAGCCGTTCAACGTGCCTGATAGTGCGAGTGGGAGCGAGGCCGTCAGTCTCGCCACGATCTCCGTGCCGCTGGCCGACAGCGCCGCTGGCAGCGCGGCCATCACGGTCACGGCATCCGCACCCGTCGTGGATAGCGCCAGCGGCAGCGAGAGCCTGAGCAATCAGGTCAGCTTCATCGTGGCAGATGCCGCGACGGGCAGCGAGGTGCAGACGATCACGGTCACGCTCGCTCCGGTGGATACGGCAGGCGGCAGTGATAGCGTGAGCGTGGCGGGCAACAACATCACCGCGCTCACGATCTCGGATAGCGCCACGGGGCAGGACACGCTGGCGCTGGGACCGG